GCCACGCTGGAGAATGGCAGGGAACTCATCTGCCGCCAGGCCTCCGTGCAGCCGTGGTGCCATGCCCCAGGCTTCGCCACCGCCGTGATATCCGTAGAATGCGCTCTGTGCCCCGTAGTCGGTTGACGCACCCACGGGCGTTCCAGACATACCGCCGGCAGCGCTGCCCATGACAGTCCCCATTATGCTGGTCGCAATGCCTGCAAATGATTTGGCCGCCCGCTCAACGATCATCATGTTAAGGAATTCGGCAATGATGGACTTGATGATGTTCTTCATCGAATCGCCGAACGACTGGCCACTCCACAGCATAGCATTCATGTTGTCTTGCCATGCGCCAGCCATGTCATCGTAAGCCACCTTTAGCCGCTCGGCCTGCTCGATCATCGCCTGGTCTTCGGCGATGCGGGCCATCAGGAACTTCTGTTTTTCGAGGTCGCCATTGGCGGCCTTAATGGCCAGACCTTCAGCGTCAGCGTACTGCTTGGTCTGCTTCCAGTTGCCCGTGACGACCGCCGCGGCGTCTGCCTGTAGGAGCATTGATTCGTGCTGTTCGTCGAGCTTCTTGGTGACGGCGGCAATGTCCTCCTTGGACTTGACGTCGGCCTTAACGCGGGCGATCTCCTTCTGGTCAGCTATCACCTGGTCCAAGAGCTGCTTCTGCTTGACCAGATCACCGTCGGCGGCCACCAGGGCAGCCTCTTCGGCCTCGGCAAGCTGTTTGATGTTGGCCCATTTTCCCTCGTTGTCGGCCAAAGTCTGCGCTTCGTCCACCGATGTTCGGTGCATTTCGGCCAACTTCTCGGCGGCGTCCGCAATGGTCTGTACGCGGGTCTGTTCGAGCTTGACCATTTCCTCGGACAGCTTCTTGCCTCGCGCCTCGGAGACCACACGGGCCTTCTCGGCGGCCTCAGCGCTTATTCCACGCTCCAGCAGCCCAGGGAATGCGGCTGCCTTGCCCGCCTGGTCTACCCGTGGGCCTAACTTCGCAGGACCCGACGGGGCGAGGGTCGCCATCTTCGCGGTTAGATCGTTGATGGCTTGCGCCTCCGCGAGGGATTGCTTTTGTGCCTCGGTAAGGGCTTTGTAGGCGGCAGCCCTGCGTTTCAGTGACAACTCCTCCTGAAGTTGTGGCTGTCCGCCGGCAGACAGGGCTGCAATGTTCATGGTGACGTTCTTATGGCTGTCCCATACTCTCCAGGTCTTGGCAATTGCGTCGGCCGCGGCGCTGGCACCCGTGGCCAGTGCCCACCACCAAGCGACAGCGGCCTTTTCTGCCGTCAGTCCGGCCGGCATGATGGCTATACCAATGTCCTCCTTGGCCATCTTTATCTCTTTGGCGGCAGCTACCATTTGGCCACTGGTGGTCTTTGTCTGCTCGCCAGCAACCTTTAAGCCGTTCGCCGCTATCTTGAGAACGGCGGCCCATGCCTCTGACTGCGTAAGGTTGTCGCCGATCTTGAGTCCCAGCTCCCGCAGCTTTGTGAGGTTGCCCTCGATTCCGGCCTTAACCATGATCATAGACGCATTCAGATCCTTGCCGGTCACGGTACTTAGGCCAATTGCTGCCCGCGTTGCCTCCTCGATTAGATCGGTGGAGATGCGAAGCTGTGCTGCGTGGCCCATCTCACTCCGGATTTCCTCCTCCGTGTACTTGGACATCCGGGAAATCGAAAGAGCCGCGGCATTGAGCTTTAGGATCTGTGCGTCGCTGGCCCCGGCAGCATACTTCAGCGATAGGTTCAGCCGGTTCTGTGCCTCTTCGGCCTTTATCCCCTCGGCAATAAAGGACTTGAGCTGGCCATAGACGGTTGTGATTGCCTTGCCGACAACATAGAACGCGGCAGCCCCCTTGGCGATCGCTGCCAACTGTTGCTGGGACCGCGTCACCTCTTGTGCCAGATCCCGAAGACCCTTCTTGGCCCGCTGGGTGCCGGTCTCGAAGCCGGTGCTATCCATGCCGAGACGTGTCAGTAGTTGAGCAACAATCGCCATATGCTATCCCTTAATGCCGTAGCGTCCAAGTAATGTTTTCTTGATGTCTCTCCATCCCTGTCGGACTACAGTTTTCCACGACGGTGACATGAAGTCGTTCGGCGTACACTTGACGCCGTTACCAGCAACGATCGCCGATGTGATGTTAGCCGCTCGTCGCTCTGCCGGGTATTCGCCCCACGGCTCCACCTGATAGTATGTTGACCAACCGGCCACCTGCCGGCTGGACATTTCGGCCAGCATGGCGTCCACGTCCAGCCGCTGCATCGCCAACGCTAGACGGTAGGCGAATCGGCGTCCGTGCCGGTCCCGGAGTTTTTTTCCGACGACGCAGTTTTGTCACCGAGGTAGTTGAGTGCTGACGCCGCCGTATAGATCGGGTACAGCAGCGTAGAATCCTTGGCGCTCAACTCGGCCAGGTCATCCTCCTTGAACAGCCGCTTACCGGCCATATCACAGGCGCAGAATATGGTCAGTAGTGCCCGGACGCAGTACGTACCGTCCTCTGAGGACAGCCGGTTGCATTCGGCCTCAAACAGTTCCCGGTCAAGGCCGGACATCGGCCGAACGTAGACAGCGGCCCCACCGGGTAGATCAACCTTAACGGGTTGGCTATTGGGCAGGGCCAATAGACTTTCACGGGTCAACGACATAAACAGCTCCTTTCAAGAAGTCAGGTTTGTGGCCGACTACGCCGCCGGGGTGTATGTGGCCTGGCCAGTCAACTTGATCGTCATGGACTGGGTGATTTCCTTCTCGTAGGACATGGCAGTGCCCAGGCTGGTGATGTGACCGCTGCAGGCGAACGTGCTGGTGTCCGGCCATACGATCGTCCAGGTCTGCACAACCTTGGACGCATAGGCCGTGTCGAGCTTCTGGGCTGTACCGGCGGCAGTTCCGGCATAGACAACGTCAACGGCCAACTCGCCCTCGTCAGCCATGCCGGCGATGAATGTCCGGAAGGCGTTAGTCGATCCGCAGCTTGACACGTCGATCATTTCACGCTTGCGGCCAGAAACGTCCAGCTTGGTGATCTCGCCAATGGCCCCGGAAGTTGAACCGGTCAATGTGGTGCTGTGTCCATGTGTTGGCATACTTTGCTCCTTACTTAAACCAAATTATGAAGTCTAACAGTTTGCCGAACTCGTTTTGCTCCTCGTTTTCCGGCTCGACCACGGGAGCATCAAAATCATTCATCAGTGCGATGACCTGGAAGGCGATACCGTCAACCGTGCCAACATAGTCATTGAGGCAGGCGATGACGGCGGCCCGTATGGTTGCCGCCTCCAGGTAGGTGTCGGCCCAACAGCCGATCTGCACGTTGGCGGATGACAGGCCAGAGTCGCCGGCGGCACTACGAACGTCCTCCCCGGATATCTTGGTGTACGTAATGCAGGGATTTGCGACCCCGATCGGCGCATAGTTGGGGTATATCCGGGTACCGACAAGGGCCAATATCGGACCATCGTTGACCAGTTTGTAATACAGAGACGATTCTAGGGCGCTCACTTGCGGGCCTCCTCTTCTATGCCGCGACCAAGCCTCGCGGACAGCATACGGATCATGGAACTGACAGAACTGGCGAACGCCTGCCGCATGAACGGGATCGCGGACCGTGCCTTCGATTTGCCGTGGCCGTACTCAATGGCGGCCGGGATAAATGTACGCTTGCCGGACTTGCTGATGTAGATAACGTCGCTGCCCTTGAACAGGCACACCATCGCGTACACGAACCGCGGCAGGGTCTTTTTCTGCTTACGGATTGCCAGCCGGTGAGCCAGTAGGGCGCCCATCTCGCCACCGACCAGACTTTGAGCGGATGCCTTAGCCGCCGTCAGATTGACCTGCATGGCATCGCGGACCGCCTCACGCACGATTCGCGTGTGGACCTTGGCGCTGAGGGCGTCCAGCTTTAGCTGCAGCTCGCGGCCCCCTTCCAACTGGAGGGACAGTTTGATATTCTCGGTTGCCATGTTATGCTGTCCGCTCCCTGTACCACATTGCTTCGACAGTTTGTTTGTGTTTTCCGCCCTTTAGAGCAGCGCCCTGTAATTTATACAGTGGCCGAAATGGTAACCATGTAGCGCCCACATTTTCACATACGATAGTCTGTCCAAGTCTGCCGCGGCTGAACATGGCCAAAGCAGCATAGTTTACGCATGAATGTGAATAATGGTGGCCGGCACCTTGATACGGCGGATCAATAAACCAAGTGGCAGGTTCTTTGTGGCGTCGCCCAGACTCCTGCCACGAATCCGCATAAACTTTCCAGTGTTTTATTTTTTCAACCGTCTGTGACAATCGTTCTCGACACCGCGGCCCCCAAAAGTTAGCAGGCATATTATCAATCTGTGCTCTGGCCCATTTAGACAGTTTCTTGCAGGGTGAAACTGTTCCATTATTGATCCACATTCCGAGCAACCAACGTGCTTCCTGTGGTATCTGAAAGTCATCCACGGACTCATCTACTCCCAACAACGGAAGCGACATTATTTCAGCAGCCGATACATTTATCAAATACGCCAAGATGGCGGCAATCTTTGGATCGGAATCATACAGTATCACTTTCCTGTCAGCATACCGACAGGAATATCCGGCAGCCCCAGCAAATGGCTCAACAATAGTATCATATAACGGCAATGGATATCGGCCGGATGCACGAACTTTGCTGCCGTAGTAGGCAAACAGCCGAATCATGATGTTCGCTCCTTGCACAGCAGAATTAACTCAATGTGCCGCTGACCGGGGTCCGCAACACTGACAATGTCCAAGATACGACTATCGTCCCACAGAAGTCGGTCGGTCACCAGCAGGCCCGCAAAGTACCACAGGCGGACACGGTGGCTGGCCTCGGACTGCACCAGCCTGTCGGCCAGTTTGGCGCTGCCGGATAGCGTCTCAATGCCGGCCCACGCAAAGGTCCACGGGGTCCAGGTCTTGACCTCCTGGCCAAAGGCGTCCTTGGCGATGGTGGCCCGCTGAATGGTTACGTACTCGGTTAGATGCGCGGCGTTCATCAGTAGCCCTCACCATCAGGTATGATCTCCAGGATTCGATGTGGCCAGAGCAGATCATAGAAGCCCATTGGCAGCAGGCCGTCTACACCGTCCTCCTTGTCGGTCACTGCTGACCGATGCTGATAGAGGTGCCCGACGCCAAGCAGCACTGCCTGGTAGGCCGACGGCAGGGCCAACTTGAAGGCGGCAGCGTTCGCATAGCCGGCGGTATAGGTCACCGTCACGCTGTTCGTTACGCCGCGGGTCTCCGGCCAACTCTGATCGTATTCCAGGGTGACCCGGCCAGGTTCATTGACCGCGTCCTTTCGGTAGACCGTAGATGCCAAGGTCTGCGATACGCCCCCGGCGTCCAGATACGCAATCGTTGTGATGTTGACCAGGGGCGGCCCATAGAGGTACATCATCAGCGGGAAGGCATCGAAGGTCTGGGTCAGCGTCTTCAGCAGGTAGGTCCGGCCCTGAAACGTCGCTGCGTGGGCTTGGACGGCCAGGATCAGCGACTCAATGTAGCTGTCGTCAGCCGAGGAGGTCACCCGCAGATGCTGCTTGGCGTTCGCCACCGTGACGACCAGGGTATCCGCAGAGGCCGCAACGCCAGCGGTATGGGTGAACTCGGCGTAGTATGTATCGCCCAGGTATACCCACTCGGCGTACCAGGAATACGCCAGGTTGGCCGCCGGCTCAGCAAACGTGTACTTGTAGACACCGAGGGCGGACCAGACCATGGCCGTACTGTCAGCGACCACGACCGCATCGGTGTCGGTCCGCTTGACACCGTAGGCGCCGGTCGGGTTGCTGAGCACTACTGATGTGGCATTCGTCGCAACGCCATCAACCTTCATGCTAAATGTCAGTGTCACACTCATGCGTCGGTCACCTCAACTATGGTTACGTTCTTCGGCGTGCTGATCTCGACAACTTCCTCGGCC